ATACCAGGAGAAATTGGACAGATAAAAGTTATGGGTTCAGGGGAAGCAGGACATAAAGTTATAGGAAAGCCTAATAATGACTATGAAATAGTGTTAGAGATACTTTCTGGTGGTGCCTTAAATGAAGCTACTTATAGATATTCAATTGACGGTGGAGATAGTTTTACAGGAGAAAAAACAATTCCTATGGAAGGAAAAGTTGAAGTTTACAACACTGGACTAACAATAGAATTTACTGAATCAGTTGAACCAACAAAAAGCTTTGTAACGGGAGACATTTACACATTTAGGACTACTG